TGTGAGAGTTGTTAATGTACCTAAAGATGTTACATTAGCTTGAGCTGCAGTTTGTAGTGTACCACTTAACTGCGTTGCTGTCAACCTTCCTGTACTTGGATTGTAAGTTAAGTTACCATCGCTCTCTAATCCTAAGTTACCACCATCTACATCACCACCTGCTGTAAACACAACAGCATTATCTTCATCTGTACTTTCATTATCTGTAATTGTTACAGTAGTAGCAAGACTTGCTGTACCTGTTAAATTACCTGTGACATTACCTTCTACGTTAGCAACCAACGTACCTGTCGTCATATTAAGGTTGCCTGTACTACTAGCATTACTTGTAGTTGTACCTAAAGCCCACTTGTCGGCAGACTCATCCCATATTAATAATGCATCATTACCTGTTGAACCTCTTTCAATAATGATACCACTATCGTTAGAGTTAGAAGATGCTCCATTATTTAAACCTAGTAGGCTATCTTTAACTACAGTATTTGTTGTGTCTATTGTAGTAGTAGTACCATTAACTGTAAGATTACCACCTATAGTTACATTATCCGTTACTGTTACGCTATCTACAAAAGCATCTTTCCATCTAACACCTGTAGTACCTAAGTCAACATCGCTATCTGATTGAGGTCCAAAGATATTATCAGCTAAGTAAACTTGCTCTACATTAGCCGCATAGAAATGTATTTCATCTGCTGTTTCAAAGTCAATCTTTGTTTGATCATCTTCACCGATCTTTATATCTGTAGCAAGTAAAGATGTAATACCTGTTTGTGCCGCATCAACTGTAATAGTTAAATCATACGGATCACCATCTGATCCTGTGGAAGTATCTGTCCAATTAGTTGTAACACCTGAACCAATTATCTTAACTTCTTTATCTTCAGTAACTGTTACTTCTGTGCCATCATCATCCTCAAGCACAAAACCACTACCCATACTTTGTTGAGCATCTACATAGGCTTTAATTGATTGTTGGGAAGCAATGCCTGTTGCACTATTAGTAGACATATCATCTTCATCAAGAAAGGCTTTTCCATCTAAGATGTTAAGTTCTGCTGCAGTTGTTGTTACAGCAGTACCACCAATAAGTAGTTTATCTTTTACGATATCTACTACAGCACCACCTGCTGTTAGTAATTTATCTGCACTTTCATCCCATAATAAATACGCACCTGAAGTAGCACCAAATAATTTAACGTCTTTACCTGTATCATCAACACCTACAGTTAACGTGCCATCTAGTTGAACATTGCCATCTATATCAATAGCATCAAGATTAGTTGTACCATCTACATCTAAATTACCTGCTAAACTAACGTGACCACTTGCGTCTTTAATTACTGCCTTATCAGCAGGATAGGTTATAAATATTTCTCTAGAACCTGAAGACCAATTAACTTCGTTATTAGAATTAGAACTCGCAAGTATATTTGTTCTTGCAAGCGTAGTGCCTGAAGACGTAAAAGTTCCTATGCCTACTTCAAAATTTGTACCATCTGTACACGCATAGTAAGTAGTATCACTATCACTTAGGTTAGCAGTAAAAGTTTCAAAGCCTGTTACTGCTCCACCAAGTGTGTACGTACCTGTACCTGTAGTGGTAGTAGTTTCTTTTACTCTATCTTTTACTACTAAAGCCATTTATGCTAATCTTATAATTGCGTTACTTGCATCTGCTGTTGGCATAGCTACTGTAAATGTACCTGCCGTAGACGCTACTGTTCCACCAAAACTAACTACTGCTATCGCCCTATTACCTGCACTTGAATTATATATCATTGCACCTGAAGCTGATATAGTAGAATTACTAAAGCTAACATCTGCAAAGTCTACAAGAGCAGTTGTACTACTCGTAGTTATAGCTACACTTCCCAAAGTTGCACCTCCACTAGAGTACCCTGTACCTGATGCTTCATCTGAATTGCCTGTTATGTTTGAGTAATTTGTGGATGCTGCGTTATATGTTCCTGATTCGCTTGATTTAATTAACGCTATTTTGAGAGTGTGTCCATCAAGGTCGTGTAAGCCTTGAAGTAACTCTTGTTTGAAAGATGTTGTCATTGCAGTTGTTACTGTCATGTTTACCTCATTGGGTCAGGATATTCTTCTATAAATGCTGATACTTCTAAATCGTCTACAACACTTGCTTGTGCTTTTATTATATCTCCTGACTCCAATATAATTCCTGCACTATCTATTCTTAAAAAATCATCATTAGCAACTGTCTTAGTTTTAATAAGATTAAAAGTAGTAGAAGCCGATGTGTCAGTAATTGCTATTGTTATATCTGTACTGTTTGTAGTGTCAACATTACAAATAAAAATTTCTTTTATTACTGCTGTTCTGTTTGTAGGACATGTATAAAGTGTAGTAAGATCAGTTGTAGACAAATCTACAAATGCATTTATTCTTCTTTTCACTTCAACTGTCATAATAAATTCCTGTTAAAAGGAAAGGCAAGTTACCCTGCCCTCCCTTATAGTATTTGAGTTATGCTAATGTATCTCTATCAACATCACTGGCAGCCATTGTGCCAACGTCATCAATATCCATGCATATTGCAAACATTCTGATTTTACCACCAGTTGTTGTGTTTGTCATTGCTTGGATTTCAATGTCAAGAGTATCAGATGTTCCACCAACAACCACAGGATTGTATGCCGCAGGAGTAGGAGAGTAAGCACCTACAGAAGCTGCATCAAAGTCAAAACCATCAACAAAGTTGTCAAGGTCCCCACCTGTGATACCAAAGTCAAGTTCCACATCAGTAGAAGTACCTGCGTGAGCTTCAGTAACTTCAAAACCTGCATGTAAAATGACTGTGTTAGCAGGGATAGTTAATCCCGGAATAACATCACCAGCTGCAAGAGCAGTACCCTTATCTGTAACAGCAGTTGCAAAGTTAAGCTCGTGCTGAATGAAATAAGGCTGTCTACCTCGTGCACCCATACCTCTAGCTACAGAAGTTGTATTGTCGCCTAATGCCATAATCTAATCTCCTCTACGCTAAGTGATACTTTGCTCTAACAAGAGCTTCAGGTCTAAGTATCTTTCTACCATACAAATGCATACCACGAACAATGTCAGCGAAACTATCAGGATCTCTGTAAGTTTCTGTCTTATTGATTTGTTCAGCAGTTGCTATAGCAGAACTATGTCCTGCAACAATTACTCCATAGTTGGTTGTACTATTAGTTCCTGTAGTAGAAGGACCTGTTCCAACAGAAGGTAGATTGTTAGATTGGTATACTTTAAAACCATGTAAGTTATTAAGTACTAAACCATTCTGAATACCAGCACCTGCCCAATCTGCTTGGAAAAGTCTGGAATCTTCATCTTTTAATACTTCAATAAATACAGGGTCTAAAACTAACCATCTTCCATTTGTATCTACATTTTGTTGATCTAACAACCTTGACATACGAGCAATCACAGTTAGTGGGTTTCTATCGCCAGCTGCTGTTGGAGCTGCTTCAGAACCACGAGGTTTAATAGCGATAGCCGCTCCTCCTGAACCACCAAAGTCATCTTCGTTAAGTAACATAGATGTCAATAGTTCGTCTGAACCTGCTGTTGAAACAGCTTTACTGCCATTAACAGTTGTGTTTGCCGTATCAGGAGTGCCGTGTAGGGCTGATTGTTTAAAACCTGATAAATAACCAAGAACGTCTTGGTCGTATTGATCTTTCAATCTATACGCTGCACGATCAGATGCAAGCGATTGAAAGTTAACATGCGAATGAGCTTCCTCAATATCATCAACTTTAAATGCAAAATAATTTGCTTTGTCAATGGTAAGAGAAAATTCTTCATCGTCAATATCCTGTGGTGAAATAGTTGTACCACGAGAATACGACTTGACTGTAATTTCAGGCTCTTTGATTACTTTAACTGTGTCTCCAAAGTTCGCAATTTCACCAAAGTAGTCTGAATTTGTGATCGCTTCTACAACAGAACCCTTACGGAATGCAAGTTGTACCTGTTTAGAATAGATAATTGGCGAAAAGTTACCGTTAGGTAAGTTTCCATATCCTGCCGCACTAGTAAAAGCCATAATAAGTCTCCTTTTCTTTTACTTAAACAGATGCAAAATACCATACTATTAGAGGTCTACTGTCAAAGGTGCAAACTTAGAATACGTTGCAATCGTATCAAAAGGTTGGGCTTAAACGTAATAGAGTGTTCTTCTCGTATTATTGGAATTTGCTAATTGAATATAGGCTTGGTTGCACATAATATGGGCAAACCTATACTTTATTGTAGTTATACCTACAAATTGTTATTTGTCAACAGTTTTTTGTTTTGGAACTTCAATAAAACTAAAGTTGACACTAAAGGAACGTCTTTCTCCCTTAGTCTTAAATGGATAAACACAATGAAATAATTCAGCAGGAAATATATAAAAGTCTCCCACTCTTGGTTTAACCATAAAATTTGTCTGACTATATCCTGATGGTGTACCATGAGCAAACTGTATATGTCCGTTTGCAGGATGATGATCCTTATAGTCTTCTTCCCATTCTTTCTCTATACCTTTTGGTAAAGATAAGTAACCCACACAAGACATTCTTGCTCCTGTATGTATATGTAATGGATTATATTCATTTTCAAATTGTCTTACAAACCAACCTGAAGCTATCTGTACACCATAGTCAAAGCTCTTGCTATCTAAAGCCTTTGTACCAAATGAATGCCTGTACTCAACATAGTTATGTAATCTACCTATAAAATGCCCAAACTCTTCATTCCAAAGTTTCTCTATCTCTGGAGTAAACTTTAACTCTTGTTTCACTTTACCGACAAGTTTATCTGACCAGTCTTCTAAGTCAGGGCTCATAGCTTCATTCATCTTTCTTATAAAAGAAGGTGTCATTTTTTTGTATCCCATTACAGGACCAAAGGGTGCTAAGTATTCTTCATCCTTTTTAGGTACGTAAAATTTTCCGTGACTAGCCATGTCTGTTTCCTACCTAGCTGAGCCTGATACATCGTAGACAAACTGCCCACTACGTATGGCTTCCATTATTTCGTCAGCCCTTTTTTCATACTCTTGAGCACTCATCTTTTGTACTTGAGACTCTTTCAAGTAAGTACTTTGCTCGTTTGTGGTAGGTTTACTTTTTTCAGACCTTGTATTAATAGCTTTCGTAGCATCTTTATCTGTAGACTTTTTCTTAGACTGTAAGTTTTTGTCCGACTTATAAAGATCTATTGCTCTTGCAGCTGATCTAGCATCTGCACTATTCTCATACAAAGCATCTTGTACCCATTTAGGCTGTTCATCTGCCCATTCGTGAAATTCATCACTCTCTCTAATATCACCAAAATCAGGATGTAAGTTTAATAATTCTGCTTCGGCTTTTTCTTTTGTGGCTTCCGTTCGCATTTCCTCAAATTCTTTCATGCGATCTTCTAAGTTTCTAGACTCTTCTTTTGCTTTTTTAATAGCAATAGACTCTACTATAGCTGCTACATCAGGATATTCCTTTGCCCAAGTTTCTAATTCTTCTTCTGTCTTGGGTAACTTAATTTCTTTTTTAGTTGATGACTCTAGCTGTTTTTTTACACTCTCTAACTCTTTTTTTAAATCTTCTGCTTGTTTTTGTGAGTGCCTACGTAAGTCTCCATATCTTTTCTTAAAACTTCTTTCTTCAGCAGATTCAGGTTCAACTTCTTCTTTTACTTCTTCTGCTTCACCTTTCTGCTCTTTTTTTAGCTTTTCAAGCTCTTCTTCGTCTTTCTTAATTTTCTCATCTCTGCTATATGGCTTTGCCATAAATGCTTTCTTTTCTACTTTTACTTCTTTTACCATAGCTTGTTCAGCCATTTGCTTTCTCCTTTGTTGGGGTCATAGTAGCCACTTGGGGGTGTGAGTAGCCAACAATAATATGGGTTACTTTTTAGAAGCTAACCCACCTTGCTTCTTAGTCTTTTTCTTTTTAGGTTTAGTAGCTATGCCACCTTTATTCATACCTGTAAAATAGCCTTTGTCATCAAAAGTATCTCTTTTTCCTGATGTTAAAGGGTCAAAAGAAGCGTCAACACTAACTTTATTGTCATTATCCTCTTGCACTACATTATCAGTTTGTACATTTGTATTAGCTGTTTGTTGCATTTCGTTTGCTACAGTAGCTGTATTATATACAGGTTTTACTTCAGGTTTTACTTCAGGTTTTTCTTTACGTTTAAATACATCAGAAAATTTAAAGTCTTCTTTCTTTTGTTGTTGATTTTTTAGATGTTGACCATATATATCAGACAAATCTACTTTATCTCTTTGTTCATTAAACGCTTTTATCTGAGCTTGAGCATCAGCTTTTTCTGCATCTAGCTCATCTCCTTTACCTGATAGAGCTGCCGTACCTGCTCCCATAGGTCCTCCTTTTGAACCAAAGGATGCTGTCATCATTAAATCGTCTTTAGATGCACCACCTTCTTCAGCAGTAAAACCTAATTCTTTAGACATTTTATCATCTAACTGTATCCACTGTGGTGAGCTAAATCCTGCTGCTTTATCCATTACTTCATTTGCGATTAGCACTTCACCTGTCCATAGATCTTTTTTAACTATGTATTTCTGTGGTATTTGTTTCTTTGTTTCAGGATCTACTTTATAGCCTAATGTAATTTCTACACCTGCATCATACTCAGATCTATCATCTCTATCTTCTTGCTGTGGTTGTGGTTGTTGTACTTGCTGTTGCACAGGCTCTTGTGGTGCTACCTCTGTACCTTTCTTTACAAATCCTCTTTTTCTAGGATCAAAAGGTATGTACATGCCGTTAACATTATAAACTGAAACAGTTTCACCTGTT